CTCGCGGCTGTAGCGGTCCGGCTCGGCGAAGCCCTCGACAAGATCGATCCCAGTGACGCTCCGACATCACAGGCGGTCGTCGCCGACAAACTCGCCACGATCATGGCCCGCCTCCGCGCGCTTGCGCCTGTCCAGTCGAAGGGGGACGCGGTCGATGACGTTGCTGAGCAGCGAGAGAAGCGCCGAGCAGAAGCCCGTAAGCAGCAGCAGTCCGGCTGACGCCCCTGTGTACGGCAGTCAGCGCCCGCGCATCATGACCGTCCCGGCCTCGGGGCTGTCCTCGGCAGGGCAGGAAGCGGTCGACCTGGCCGCCCGGGCAGGCCTGCAGCTCGATCCCTGGCAGCAGTTCATCCTCGACCAGGGGATGCGGGAGAACGCGCTGGGCGACTGGGCCGCGTTCGAGGTGTGCTGCAACATCCCGAGACAGAACGGGAAGGGCGGCGTGATCGAGGCCCGCGAGTTGTGGGGCCTGTTCATCGGCGGCGAGCGCCTGATCCTGCACAGCGCCCACCAGTTCAAGACGTCGAAGGTGGCGTTCCGTCGCATCGTCGCCCTCATCAAGAACTGCCCTGACCTGGACAAACGCGTCAAGGCGTACCGGTTCACGACGGGCGAAGAGTCCATCGAGCTGTACGACGGGGCGATCCTGCAGTTCATCGCCCGCTCTGGCGGCTCCGGCCGTGGCTTCACCGGCGACTGCAACATCATGGACGAGGCCATGTACTTGGGCGATGACGCGATGGATGCGCTCATGCCGACCATGGCGGCGATCAGGAACCCGCAGCTCTGGTACTACGCGTCCGCCGGTGTCGGCTTTCCGTCGGTGCAACTGGCCCGTCTGCGGCGCCGCGCGCTCGCGTCGCTGGAGACCGGCGTCCCCGATCCGTCGCTGGCCTACTTCGAGTGGAGCATCAACGCGCACTCCGACGAGTGCGGGCTGAGCTGTACGGAACACGACGACCCTGCCACCCCGGAGTCGGCGCTGCTCGCGAACCCCGGGATCGGGTACCGCCTGACGCTGGAGAAGATCGAGAACGAGCGGCTGTCCATGAGCCCCGAGGGCTACGCCCGTGAACGGCTCGGCGTCGGCTCGTACCCGACCGACGGTAGCGATACGTGGCAGGTCATCGGTGAGGACGCGTGGCGGGCCCTGGCGGTCCGGGACGCGGTGCCTGGCGGCCGAGCAGGCGGTGGCGCTCCCGAGCCTGGCTCGGTCGCCTTCGCGATCGACGCGACACCGGAGCGGGACTTCGCTGCGATTGCGGTAGCGGGGCCTTGGCGGGGCGGGACGCACGTGGAGATCGCCGACCACCGCCCCGGCGTGGGCTGGGTGGTCGAGCGCGCGAAGGAGCTGCACGAGCGATGGCAGCCGCGGTGCTGGGTCGTCGACGCTGGCGGGCCGGCCGGTTCGCTCATTGAGGACCTGGCCGCACAGCTCGGTGTCGAGATCGTGAGTCCGAAGACGCGTGAGATCGCGCAGGCGACCGGTCAGTTCTACGACGCGGTCACCGACCAGTCGTTGTCCCACCTGGACGACGCGCCCCTGGCAACGGCCCTGGCGGGCGCACAGAAGCGCCCGCTGGGTGAGGCGTGGGCGTGGGCCCGGCGCCCTGGCGGAGGCGTGGACATCAGCCCCCTGGTCGCGGCGACGCTTGCGAAGTGGGGCCTCAACGCCGAGGTCGAAGACACCGGCGACATTCTCGACAACGTGTGGTGAGGGGTGACGCGATGAGGTGGTGGCCCTTCCGCCGCAGGGAACAGCGGTCGATCTCGTTCCAGGACGTATGGGGCTCGGGGAGTTCCCCGCTGCAGCTGTCAGGCGGCGCTCAGGAACGCGCCCTACGCCTGGCCCCGGTGTACGCGGCGACCCGGCTGCTGTCGGACTCGGTGGCCTCGATGCCGCTGAAGTCGTACCTGGACCAGGGCGTGCGGCGGCCGATCCCGTTGCCCCCGGTCTTCACCCGGCCCGCTGCGACGGGGACGCGGTACGACTGGCTGCACCGGTGCATGACGTCGCTGACGCTGCGCGGCAACGCCTACGGGCTGGTCGTCTCCCACAGTGCCACCGGGTGGCCGGATCAGGTGGAGTGGCTCCACCCCGACGACGTGCACGTCGAGGACAACTTCGCGGCGGTGCCGGTCTGGTACTACAAGGGCCGGCGCCTGGACCCGGGCCAGATGTTCCACATCCCGGCGTACACGCTGCCTGGCCAGATCCTGGGCCTGTCCCCGATCGCGCACTTCGCGACGACGACGGACACCGCCCTGCTGGCCGAGCAGTTCGGCCGGGACTGGTTCGCGAACGGGTCGACCCCTGCCGCGGTGCTGGAGACCGACAAGGTCGTCGACAAGGACGCGGCCGGAATCCTGAAGGCCCGGTTCAAGGAAGCGGCTGCCGGCCGGGACGTAGTCGCCCTGGGCATGGGCGTGAAGTACCGGCCGATCAGCGTCCCGGCGAACGAGTCGCAGTTCCTGGAGACCATCAAGGCGTCCGCGAATCAGATCGCGGCGATCTACGGGGTACCGCCGGAGAAGATCGGCGGGACAACCGGCAACAATTTGACGTATGCGACGGTCGAGCAGAACAGCATCGACCTGCTGACGTGGACCCTGCGCCCGTGGCTGGCCCGCCTCGAAGAGGCCCTGTCCCTGCTGCGGCCCCCGCAGGAAGACGTGCGGTTCAACGCGGACGCGATGCTGCGCACGGACACGCTGACCCGGTACCAGACACACCGGATCGCCCGAGTGATCGGGCTGAACAACATCGACGAGCTGCGACTGCTCGAAGACCAAGAGCCTCTGCCGAACGGGCAGGGGCAGGACTACGCGCCGCTGGTGAAGGCGCCCTCGGATGTGACGGAGTCGTGATGAGTGACGCGGAACGCCGGTTCACCCGTGGCCTCGTCGAGGTCCGGGCGGCCGGAGACAGCAGGACAATCGGCGGGTACGCGGCGAAGTTCAACACGCTGTCGCGGAACTTGGGCGGGTTCGTCGAGCGGATCGACCCGTCCTTCTTCGCGAAGAGCGAGGGCGACGGGTGGCCGCGGGTGATGGCCCGCTACAACCACGACAACAACATGCTGCTGGGGACGTCCCGTTCGGGGACCCTGCGCCTGTCTACGGACGGCACGGGCCTGGACTACACCGTGGACGTACCGGCCGCCCGGGCGGACGTGTACGAGCTGGTGCAGCGCGGCGACGTCGCCGAGTCCAGCTTCGCGTTCCGGACGCTGGACGACGACTGGTCGATGACCGAGGACGGCTTCCCTGTGCGGACCCTCCTCGCCGGCCAGCTGGTCGACGTGGCCCCGGTCAACGACCCGGCGTACCTCGACACGTCCACGGGCCTGCGCTCGCTCGCCGAGAAGGCAGGCGCCGATCTCGAAGAGGTCCGGGCAGCCGCGCAGGCAGGCGACCTGAAGCCGTTCGTGGCACCGCAACGCACCATCATCGATCTCGCGCCGGAAGGCAGGCAGGGCGACACCCACCTGACTCTGGCGCTGCGGCAGCGGCGCGCCGAGCTGTACCAGCGCCGCAACAGCACTTTCTGAGGCAGGGCGACACCCACCTCTCCCCCCATTCATCCAGGCACCCCGGCCACCGGCTGCGGGTGTCGTCGTCATGCCCGGGAGGGCCACCATGTCCGAGTACATCAAGCGCATGCAGGAACGTCGCGCCAACATCTGGGAGCAGGCCAAGGGCCTCCTCGACGAGGCGGAGAAGCGGGAGACTCCCGGCCTGACCGCCGAGGAGGAGCAGACCTACCAGCGCCTCAACGCCGACCTGGACGCCATCGACGCCCGGGCCAAGGACCTGGCCGACGCGGAGCAGCGGAACAAGGACGCCGAGGCTGCGTTCGCCGGGCTGCTCGCCAAGCCGGAGGCCATGACCCGCAAGGGAACCGAGGACTCCGAGCTGCGGCGCTTCGCCCGCGGTGAGCTTCGGTCCATCGACGTCCGCCCCGAAGGCCCGATCAACTACCGCGACCTGGTCAAGAAGACGGCGACTGCGGGTGGCGAGACCGTCCCGACGTCGTTCTACGGCCAGCTCGTCGCGCACCTCATCGAGGTGTCCGGTGTGATGTCCGCCAACCCGACGGTCCTCAACACCACCAGCGGCGAGAACCTCGAGATCCCGGTCACCACGGCCCACGGATCGGCAGCGCTGACCGCTGAGGCTGTCCCCCTGACCGAGGCGACCCCGGCGTTCGCGAAGCGCACTCTGAGCGCCTACAAGTACGGCACCCTCCTGCAGGCCTCGAGCGAGCTCCTCACGGACACCGGCGTGAACCTGGAGAGCTACCTGTCGATGCAGGCAGGCCGGGCGCTGGGCAACGCCCTGGGCGTTCACCTGATCACCGGGTCTGGCACCAACCAGCCCACGGGCATCGTCACGTCCGCGTCGACCGGCAAGGTCGGTGGCACCACCGTGGCCGGCGCGTTCACCGCGGACGACCTGATCGACCTGTACTACAGCGTGATCGCGCCGTACCGGAACAGCGCCTCGTGTGGCTGGCTGATGCGCGACGCGACGCTGGGTAACGCCCGGAAGCTCAAGGACCTGCAGGGCCAGTACCTGTGGCAGCCCTCCATCCAGGTTGGCGTTCCGGACACCCTGCTGGGCAAGCCGGTCCAGACCGACCCGAACGTGGCCGCGGTCGCGGTCAACGCCAAGTCCGTGGTCTTCGGCGACTTCGCGCAGTACTACGTCCGCATGGCGGGCGGGGTGCGGTTCGAGCGCTCGGACGACTTCGCGTTCGACTCCGACCTGACGACCTTCCGGGCGATCATCCGCGCGGACGGCCTGACCGTCGACCAGACCGGCGCCCTCAAGGTGTTCGCCGGCGGCGCGAGCTGATCCCCTCCGGCCGGGGCGGCATCACGTCCGCCCCGGCCGGACCCCGACTGTGATGAGGAGTTCCCCATGCGCGTGCGCATGAAGGTCAGCCTGTCCGGCACCCGTGACGGCAAGGACTGGCCGCCGGTGGGCGGATCCGTCGACCTGCCGGCCGACGAGGCGGCCCACCTGGTGTCGGCCGGCCTGGCCGC